GGAGTTACGCCATTTTGAGCGTCTATTGCTTGCTTGGCTGTTCATTGTCGTGCCATACTATGCAAAGAAAGTTAATATTGTTGTAATTGTAGCTCATACTCAACTATTCGCAATAGTGAGTGTTCGACCGTTTATCGTACAGGTTACTGTTCAGACTCACAGATTTATCATACGAGTTGTACTTGATCCTGACGTTGTACTGATTCAGCTTGCAAAGACATAGTGACTACCCTGTGAGCCTGTACCCATAGACCCAGAACATACACGATTTGCTATGAAGCTTTGACACTGTACCGAGTTGATTGAGAAAGGTACGATTATATCCTTACTTGTGTTGTTTGCTACTGTCTCGACTATGTGATAGGAGAACGCTGTTGTGTCGCTTGGATCTATCTTGTGTTCATTGCCTCAGAACATTGCTTGAAATGGTACGCTATCTTGTGAGATAGGATAGAGAGGCTTTGACGTTGGTATGTTAGAATTCTTCGGTTTGTTCGCCATAGACTGGTATTATTCAATAGAATATAGGAGTTGTATTCACATCATCTCACCTCGTAATGCGTACTCGATACTCTATCCAGTTAAACTTGTTTGATAGGATACTAGAGAACTGACTCGCATAGATTGTAGCACCTCCCTCAATTGAACTTGTCCAGCTTCCTATCTGTGTGAACGTAGTGTTTACATCTGTTCTAGCATCGAGTGCTATTGTTCATCCATTAAGTTGAAAGGATATATCTAATTTGGTTAGTTCTTTAAACGTACGAAATGATGGAGCATAGAAGCGACAAGAAGAGATTTTCCCACTTGGTGCGAATATACCAGTCTCTTTATTTTCTGACACAGGGTAATACCCGGGAGCATCGATATTCCCACTTCATGTATTTGTACCCTTTTGTACGAGTTTTAGCTTTGTTGATCCATCAAAGTAAGCATAGAGCGGTCAGTTTCAGAAGACTGTCTCTTCATCACCGTTTATATACTCGCTTCCTACGAATCCACCCGGGAAGAAGTTATTCTTTCGTCCGTATGTTGTTAGTTTCGTTCCCGTTGTTTCATTACCTCGACCTGTAGCATTGATAAGAGGTGAATTTACTGCGTAGCCATTGAACGTACCGAATGTAGTACCACTCATAAGAGTGAAGTTGAGACCACTTCTCTGATATATACCATTGCTTGTCATTACCCAATCACTTGTATCTCAAGGGAGTACATCGTATATCTTGAAGTTTACATTCAGTACACCTGTTGGGATAAGCTTGGTAGCTACACCACTCAGGAGGTCACTTGTTGCATAGTAGTAGAGCTTGTCTTGCATATACACATAGACATATCCACCTTGTGATGATATACCTGTACAAGTTCATGGGAGTGTATCGACTATCGTTCAAGGCTGTGACACAAGAGGGATAAGAGACTCATAGTCCATCATATAGATAGATACCTTTCAATCTGCTGCACGAGACGCCCACATAAGGGCTTGATTGTCTACGAGTGTAGCGTACTTCTTACCATAGAAGTGATTGATATTCGTTGTGTTGTGTGTGAATGTGATACGCTCAGGATCCGTAAACATGAATCCATAATCAAGTGTCTCAGCATTACTTACAACAGTCTTTGCTATGTAGTATATCTTACAAGGAGTAGCCGTACTTATAGTTGTTGATTCCCAAAAAGCATACACTCATCGAGGAGTTTCTACTATATCAGTAATATTCCCAATAGGGAATGAGCTAGTTACTCATGGGTATCATGTTGGATCACTGTATTGATACCGACTCATATCACCGTTTCGCATGAATACAAAATAGTCTTTGTCTCAATCAGTTCCAAGTGTAACTATTCCCATCACTTTCTTCCTAGTTCAAGCTCATACAGTCCATTCGTGTACTTCATTATATTTTGCCAGTCTTGCACCTGGATTAAGTCTTGTTTCGATTGCCTCACTATCGAAAAAATACCCATCAGCTATTGCCTCACGGGTTTCAGATAGTCATTTTGAGAAGTCATTCCAGAGCATATTATGAGAAGTAAGTGAGATTTGGAAGCTGTGACTCTTGTTGTCCATTCGTACGATTAGACATACGAGCTATCATTCGTGACTCTTCTTCGAGCATATCATTATAGGCTGCTGCTCTCTTATCCAGTTGTCCGATTGTCTCGTAGTACATATATCGCATATGTGTTGTGATTGTTTCGTGCCACTCTGGAGGTACTCATATATTCGCCTCTACCGTTGAGAGAGTGAGTGGGATAGGGTTATATAGACCATAGACCTTCAATCAAGCTGTAACGACCTCTGTAGGAGCAGGAAAGAGGTTAATAGACATATCATTGAAGCGATACGTTGGACGATAGAGATTTGCCTGTGTCATTATCGAGTCATCTCGTTGCATCTCAGAGAGTGCAATAGGGAGAGCAAGAACATAGTCAGCATCACTCTTATATTTGATTGCAACCTTTGTTATCTTAAGGATAGGAGCGACAAGGCTTGAATCATCTCATCGTGTGTCAAAACTGTACTCAGATTGACCGATTACTGTGTCTCTTGTCCATATATCACTCATAAAATCCTCGTTCACTTCACTTCGGATAGTAGCAATTACTTTCTGATATGAGTAGTTAGCGAGTTCGAGTGCTTTTGTATCGTTGAAAGCTGTTGTTGATACGTTGTGACAACGTGTTCTGAAGAGTGATATGATGCCTGATACGTCCATATGGTGGATGGTTATATACTAGTTACAATCACTACCCGAAGGTAGTAACTGTGAAGCAATACATAAGCATTGACATTTACTAATTCGATGTTGCACCCGATTCAATCCTGAGCAATGCATTCTGTTGAAGAATTTTAGCAGCAAACGCTACTTTTCCACCAACAGTAGCACGCTGATGAAGAGGATCAGAAGTACCACCAGAGCCTACTGTTTCGTAGTAAGTCTCCATAGACTGCCAATCAGTCACACCATATGCACCAACACCAAGAATGTATGAAGGGTATACTGTAGTAGTAGACGCGATTGTAGTAACGTTAGACGTTTCCATAATACGAATACCATCGAGTTTACCAGTTTCACCATTGAGGATAGTTTCGTTTGTAACATACTTGTTAGCTTCGAGCCAAAGACCAGAAGAAGTGTTACGAATGTTACCAGCAACAAAGCTATGAACGATACCAACGTAGCATCCCATAGAGATAGGCTTAGCATTGAGAGAACGGAGCTTAGTTGTAGCCTTAGCGAGGTCTGCACCAGTTACAACGTCTGTAGCAGCAAGAGCAGCACGATTGATAGCGCCATTTGCGTAGATAACGTTTGTACCAGTTACAAGCTCTGCTTGAACTACTTGGTCAATGATACGACCCATGTTAGCAGCAATCTCACGACCAGCGTCAGTAACGATAGAAGTAGGAGCTGTCTTGAGGAGAAGATCAGTGATGATAACGTGGATACCATATTGAGCAGGAGTAGCCTGTACAACAGTATACGTTCCAGCTACTTCAGTTGGAGTTGTTCCTTCTGTAAGAGTAGCTTGTGCAACAGTACGAGTCAATTGGTCAAATCGAGCCCAAGATACTGTATATGCACCAGTTGGAGCAGTAGCTTGTTTACCGTATTGGTAGAAATAAAGCTCTGGCTCAAGGTTTTCGAGAACTGTCTTATTAAGAACATTCTGGAGGTACGCTGCAGGAGATGCACCGTTTTTCACATTAGCATTGCTGATAGCTGCCATATAAAGGAAAGAAAAGAATTAAATTCTTATTCTGCCTTCTCTTACTGCTTTATCGAAATCTTTTTGGTAGTCTTCTGAATAGATATCTACCTTGGTTGGTTTGCGATTAGTAACTCAGGAGACAGAATATTTTTTTGCCTCTGATTTAGCAGCAGATTGTGGGTCGATTACAGAAGTATAGAATTTATACGCTGTTTCAATATCCATATTGTGTTCGCTAGCAACACTTCGGATTTCATCAGCCATTCATATAGCATTAGGATTGTCACGAAAGAAGAGTTTCTCTTCTATTTTTCGTTCTGCTCGCTCTTCGATTAGGCTCTCAATGTCTTTCATTGACTCTTTATCATATGATGAGTCAATCTTTTCTTGAAGCTGTCGACGCAAAGCATTCCTTTCTGCAAGTATCTTCGCAAAGTTAGAGTTTGATTTCTTCTTTGGCTGTGTATCTTCCACTTTCTTTTGCTCTGGTTCAGAGTCAGTACCATCTTCGTCTGATTCAGTCTCTTGGACTTCCTCATTTTCTTCCTCTACTTCTTCGGTAGATTCAGGAGCATCTTCGTATTGCTCTTGTTCATTTGTGCCTGAACTTGGCGATAGAGCTTCAAGGATGAGTGCATCCGATTGCTCTGGGGTGAGGTTTTCGTACATAGGGAGGTTATTATGCAGCCTTACTGCTATTAGAAGGGATTTAACCCTGATGATTCCATCTAGTTGCCTAGATAGAACTGTCAGAACTAATTTCTATACGAGCCTTTTCTCTCATTATATCGAGAACTTTGTAAGGCTCTGTGATAATAATATTGAGTATGTTACGTTGTGCAATTATTAAGCGTAATTCTTCTTCACTTGGATTATGCCACACTTGGCTTTCGAGATCGTCCTTTAGCTTTTGGAGTATTTCCTTCAGTGCTAGGAAGTCCTCATTCGCTAGGAGTCTCTGGAGTGATTGGGCTTTCTGCCTTTCGTCTAGGTTCATGGAATTGAATATAAGGGAAATACTTTCTCATATCTGCCTCACTTACTCCGAGATTTTCGAGAGCTTCCTTGTGCGTGAAGTAGTCATAGACTCAGGTCTTTTTGAGCTTTATATCATTACGGAAGTCATCGACAATATCTATTACGTTTCCAGCTTGGTCTACAATCTTTTCCTTGTAGAGTCCGAAGAAGTTACGGATTGTTTCCTCTACTGTGAATTGTCCTGATAGCTGTCTCATTACGTCAGCAGAAGCTCCATCGTAATAGATTCATGGATTAGTTCATGGTGTTCTTAGCATAGACTAGATTTTAAAGAATACACGAATAGCACCGATGATACCAGGGAAGCAAGCATCAATGATTGATTGTCTCATTCGCTTGTATGTATCAATATTATCTAAACAACGGTCAGCGTTCTTTTTGTTCTCTTCGATTTGCTCAGTATGAACACGGACGATATTGTTTCGTACTTCCTCGTCCTTTTCCTCTTTCTTAGCTCGTTTGATTTCTACTTCACAGTTGTGAATAACAGTAGGAGCTTTGAGGTAGGAAGAGTAATCGAGAGCAATCCCTTTTTCGAGGAGTGCAATTTGTTCGAGCATTTCTTTTTTAACTGACATATACTATTGATTAGGATTATTAGTAGCATTTTGAGATATAGAAGCATTAACCATTTGATTTGTAGCTACGTTTGCAGCTCATCCTCACACTTCTTGCTTCTGTCCTTGACCTGACTGTATGTAGGCTTGCTTTCGCATTTCTATAGCTACTTGTTTAGCCTCTGTATCCATAGCAGATTGGAAGACTACAAGATATGTCATGTGATCTTGGTTTATATCACGAATGGTTGCTGCTTTCATATCGTTCTCGTTGAGGAGCTTTACTATGTTTCGAGCATCCATCTCATCTGGCTCATATGGACACATTACTTGTACATCTGAACGAGTCATTCATTGGAGCTTGAGTATCTTTCGCCTCATGTAGTTGAGAGATATCTTATGGCTGTTTGGGTTGGCTTCCATGACTGCGAGACGAGCATCGAGACTTGCTGCGATTCTAGCACGTTCTGCCTCAAACTTCTTTCTGCTCTCTATTATTACTTGTGGATCTTCAAAGGTTAGGAAGTCTGATTGAGTGAGTTCGAGTACACGAGTTCCGTCAATAGAGGATGCAATACGAATGAATTTCTTATCAGTCTTTGAGAAGAACTCTTTGTAGGATCGATACCATATATCTCTCCAGAATTGCTCGTCTGCTAGCTCTTGGTGAAGAGTAGTGAGACCGAATCGTATATTAGCGTTCTCTTGTATCTTTTTCACTTCACCAAGTGTTTGTGTGCCATCTCATTGTACTCAGAGTTGGTTGTTGTTGATACCTGTCTCCATTTGCATTGCTTCCATTATCTCTTGGGATACTCTGAATGAGTCTTCGAGGATATTGTTGCGAGGTACTGGATAGACTGCTTGACTGATTGGGTTGTTCTTACCATCAACTCAGATGATCTTTGGATTGGTACTTGGTCTTGCTATCTCATTGGCGTTCTGGACTGTGTTGATATCGTATAGATACATTTGTCCAAGCGTAGAGAACTTAGCATTGATGAGGCGGAGATTGATAAGCTGTGAGAGTGCAGATTGCTTTGGTCCGATGAGTTCCAGCATACTTGTACCGAATGGATCACCACGCTTTGGAGAGTACCATTTTGTGTTCACGACTGCACTCATTGGAACGTATTCGAGCTTCTCTTTCTTGAATACTGGTTTTACTTCTACACATCGTAGCATTTGAGAGCCATCTTCTGAGAGTGTTACCATGTAGAGAACATCATCGAAGTAGCTGTATCCATTGATAACACTTACCATTGTCTTGTCTGTTGGTGTGTTGTTGTAACCAGTCTTACGATTGCGAGCAGATTGATTTTGAGATAGGAGTGGACTCATTGTTCCTCCCATTTCCTCAGCCTCTTCACTGAATCCATACTCTTCACTTAGGCATTCCTTAGGGATAAGCTCTTCAAAGTAATGAAAGCGAGCATCTGTAGTGTTGTCGAAGAATGGATCAGGAAGCCAAGCCATTGGATCTTTGATTCCGATAGTTGGATGAGTTCCCATTTCGTCCCAACCTGTCTTTGCAATGATACCGACTCAAGTCATTCTACGGTCGAGAGCTACTTGGTAGGCTATCTTGTCCATTCCCATCTCCTTGTAGTCAAATTGAGCTACATCAGTAAGGTTTTCAGCTATCTCATCGTCTCAGAGTCCACGAGGAGTGAAGATAGGGTTCTTTGTATCCATCATCTCAATAGCAATATCGAGGTTGATAGATGCGTAAGCTGTATTCATTGGTATCTTTTCATCGTCTATCGTTTGGTCTATGTACTTCATTACGTTCGTACGCAACAAGTCTCTCTTCTGTCCTGTGAATGAACGAGAGAGAGCTATTTCGTCTTGAATTTGTATGAGGAACTCTTCTTTGTCGATTGCTCCGTCAGATACAGTTTCGACCAAGACTTTTTCCTTTTCCTTTTCTGACTCTTTATATGGCATATGGTGGAAATAGAGTTAATTGTGGCAATTATAACACCTTTACAAATTTAGTAAAATTGCGAATAGTCTGCTTCATAAGTGATTGCTTCATTCTTTTGTTTAGTGAGACTGTTGTATACAACTCATAGATATCTGAAAGCGTCCGCTCAATTCGAAGCCCAGTCGTGCTTTGGTTGTCTTCGATACGTTTCGTTCTTAGCATCATAATCTTTGTGATAGCTTGTGAGAGCATTGATGCCACGTTCACAATTGTTCTCATCCATCCATACATTTTTGAACATTCGTCTCACTGCATCGATTCAGTCTTCAATAGGTAGTCTTGGTACTACTTCGATATTCTTCATACCGATAGAGTAGAGGAATGATTTGCGTGATTGTCCTGTTTGGAGTTCTTTCACTTCTACATCGTGAGGGAGATAGTGAGTTCAATACTTGTAAGGTTTACCATTTAGCACCTCAACATAGTGAGAGAGACTTTCTCCTGACATTTCGTAGTAGTCTATGATTCGAACTTCCTTTCCGTATATCTGAAAGAACCATATTGCTGTCGTATCATTGATACCCAAATCCCAAGCTGTATGAACTTGGAGTGTAGGCTCGTGAGGTACGCTTGATATTCTTCACTGACTGCGAGCATCACGCATTTGATCAGCGTAGTAAGCTCACTTCACAGAAGCATCAAAGCTAACAAAGTATTCCTGCTGTACCAAGTCTTCATCCATTCCATCTCTACGCTCTTCGTCTATCATCTGGTCTGTAACAATACGATTTCAAGCATTATCTGTAGTGTCTTGAACAGTAAGCTCAGAGAGAAACCAGTTCTCAGGATTCTTTCTTGCTACCTCTCTCATTTTCCATCCGTGGTTCTTTCCTCTAGGTGTGTAGACAAACCAAGCAAATCATCAGTTTAGCTTCAAGATAGGTCGTATCAAGTCCCATCATCGAGGATCAGAGATAGGGAACTCAGAGAATAGACATCATACTGGATTCGTTCCTACAATGTTATCAATCTTTCTATCTGTACCAATTACTTGTATGAGAGATCAGTTCATGAGTTCGAGTTGCATTGACTGGTCGTTTCGCTTCTTGAATATTTCCTTTGGAACGTGGTCAAACATTGTCTTCCCATCGTTGTCTATGTTGTCCCAGAATGCTTTCCTTCCTTGTTCGTACTCGGGGAATATATAATAATAAACACCCTTTCTTTCAAGGGCTTTCTTTATGAGTGCTTGGAATGCTGTTTTGTCTTTTCACGCCCTTCGATGCCAAATGAGGATAGCACGCTTGAATGTATCAAGCCCTTTCAATGCTTCTCTCTGATATGGTCGAGCTGTGAAGTTGTAAGGGAGTGTTATTTGCATAGGTTTAAGCGTCCCATTTAATTAGGAGTTCTCAGGAGTTCTTGTTGTTACTGTCTACTTCGCTCTTGTCCTTCCAATCAAAGTTCTTGAGAGCAAATATATCTCAGCTTCTACCGTTTTTCCTTAGCGATAATTCGTAAGCATTCTCCACCATTGTCTTTGCCTTTTTAACCGTGTTCACAAACTCTTCTTTTCATTCATAATTTAGCAATCCAAGTCTTGTATTAAATCATAATGCAAGAGCAAGTCAAGTAACAGTCAATCGCTCTTCTGGAGTCTCTAGAAAGTACTTGTTAATCTTTGCCTCCATTTCTTCTACGTTACTATACATTGGAGGTCTTCATCATGCATGCTTTGTTACTTCTTCCATAAGCCTAATGCTTAATAATATTTTCGTTTCATAGGCTCTTCACGAGATGACTTGCTCACTTGTAACAGAGGTAGAGGGATATGATTGCTGCTATTGGTAAGAGATCAGGCTTTGCATAGGCTATGTATACGCAGAAGATTGATAGTTCATAGTATGGATATCTAAATCATAGTACCAAGAGAGCGAGCAATAGAATCTGTGTCATATGTTTATTACTCTATTGTAGCTTACTTGTTTATAAATGCAAGTATCAGGAGTATCAGAGCTATTATGTGTAGCCAGAGAGTGACGACTGGGAAGAAGTACCACATGAGGCAGTAGGCAAGTATTTGTACCATATTATTCAAATGTAAGGCTTATAAGCTCTCAGGATTTA